ACAGGAGAGTATCAATAGCTGACAATGGAACCCAGATGCTAATCATCGTTCCAAGCTCCACTGGATATATCTACAATCACACCACAGATACTTTTAGCAAGATTACTACTTCTGGCTTTAGAGCTAACGGAAATCCTCAGCAGGTTGTGTTTATTGATGGTTACTTTTGTTTAACAACGGACTCAAAGAAATTCATCGTAAGTGCATTGAACGATGGAACTTCGTATAACGCGCTAGATTTCGGAACCGCAGAATCTGACCCAGACGATATAGTTGCTCCCATAGTCTTTAAGAATCAATTATTTATTGGTGGATCTCAGACGATTGAGGCTTTCCAGAATGTTGGCGGTGCCGACTTTCCGTTTCAGCGTACTGGATTGTTTCTGAGCAAAGGCATATCAAGTCCATTCAGCGTCCAGGCGATAGAGGATACGTTTGTTTTTGTCGGAGCAGGAGCTAATGAGTCACCCGCGATTTGGGCTCTTAGCGGTAACACTGTGGTCAAGATATCTACTACTGCAATTGACAAAGAATTAAGTGTTCTTGCAGAGGATCAGGTAAAAGAGATTTATTCTTGGGCATACGCTGACAAAGGGGCTTACTTTGTAGGCTTTGCGCTGCCTGAAACCACTTTAGTGTATGACGCTATATCTAAGCGGTGGCATGAGCGTAAGTCTTTTGTTAATGAATCTCTGGGCGCATACAGGGTAAACGCACTTGTTAGAGCTTACAATGAGCTTTGGGCTGGGGATTTTGTAGATGGCCGAATCGGCAGGGTTTCTCAAAATATTTATACTGAATATGGAAACAATATTCTTAGGAGTATTGTAACTCAGCCTTTTCAGAACAACATGGAGTCGTTTGTCTTACCAGAGCTTGAACTGACAGTTGAAAGCGGTGTGGGTAATTCTTCTGCAGTTGACCCAAAAGTAGGCTTAGAGCGCTCTACAGATGGTAAGATATGGTCAGATGCCAGATACAGGAGTATCGGAAAGGTTGGCGAGTATAACCGTAGAGTAATGTGGAATCGCAATGGCAGGGCATCGAGGTTTGAGCTTTTTAAATTTACGATTAGCGAGCCCGTCAAGCCAGTATTTATTCAGATGACAGCGGATATAGTGGTGACGCAATGAGCTACAGGCTGAATGCAGCTCAACCGATTGTGGATGTTAATGGCACGATGGAGCAGCCCTTCAGACAGTTTACGCAGGAAGCGGCTTTATCTATACCGATAACGGGTGCAGGAAGCCCGGAGGGTGTAGTTGAGGCGGTACAGTTTAGTTTATATCTCGACACCACTGGGAGTGCGGGATCAATTCAATACAGAAAGATGCAGCCAGAGATCGGCGGTGACCGTACTCGTGGCTGGATAGCGGTTTAGGAGAACACTATGGACCCTATTTCGATTGGACTAGCTTTAGCAGGCGCTGGCTCTGGAGCTTATGGCGCTAGGCAGCAACGCAAATCCGCTCAGGCTCAAACAGAATCCTCAGAGCGTATGCGCCGTGAGGCTATGCAGGCCATTCAGAGCTTCGGTCAGCAGGCATTGGCTCCGTTAGCTCCTGCGTTTCAAAGATCTCAGGATATCCGACAAGAAGGCGTAAACAGGGCTCTTGGTTTGGCTGGCTCAATGTTTAGACCGCAACTAGAACAATTTCGGGAAGGTAACTATATGGCTCAGCAACGAATCGCTGAAGCTGTTCCTTTTCGCTTGTCAGCTCTTCTTGGAACTGGATCTTTGGGATATATGCCGCAGGCTCAGAATGTCGGCGGTCAACTAGATTACAGTGTGCTTGATCCTCTTATGAATCCTGAGCCTATGCAATTCACTCCTGTGCCGGGTGGTCAGGCAAATATGCAGGCATCCGCTCCGGCTGATCAAATGCAACAAGCGATACTTCGTTATCAAGGAATGATTTCATGAGCTTGAACCGAGGAAAGCTAGAAAATACAGAAGGCGTAAGAGAGGCTGAGTTTGTTGTACTTGACTTTATCCGCTCGACTCCAAACGCAACGATTCCTGAGATCGCTAGACTGATTGATGATGTCGGTGCTGATCTTAACTACCTTGCTGGTGAATTAGGAATTGATCCTGTAATTTTAAAACAGGCTTATGATGATTCAATCGTAAATGCTCCTCCAATCCAGCAGGTGATTGAGAAGCAGATTACATCTCAGCCAATTGTGCCTCCACAAGCTCCTTTGACTGACGTTATTACAGTAGACCCGCCATCATCTCCTGATGAGCCTCCTCCAGATGGAACCATTACGGTAGATCCAGGAGCGTCCAATGCTACTGATGTCCCTAGAAATACCTTAACTGGCGGTCCCGCTGGCTCTCCTCTGCCAGTTGGGTTAGGCGCATCAGAGCGGGCAATCCTAGATGCAGAAGAAAAGGCAAGGCAAGACCTGTTGACAACCTACGGGATCTCAAGACAAGACCTTCAGAGAGGAACTACGGGAGCCTCTAGGGCTTTGAGCGGTGGAATAAATGAAGCGAGAGGCGATATTAGGGGTGGGTTTGGAAGAGCCGAGTCCATGTTTACTCCTTATGGGCAGGCTGGGCAGCAAGCCCTGCAGCAGCAATTAGCTTTATCTGGCGCTCTGGGCGGTGAGGCATTCCAGCAGGCTTACCGTGAAAGCCCACAGATGAAATTTTTGAGAGAGCAGGGGGAAAGGGGCATTCTTCGCACAGCAGCCGCCAGGGGCGGTCTGGGTGGCGGTAACGTGATGAAAGAGATAGCCAAGTACGGCACTGGATTAGCTTCTCAGGATTTGCAAAATCAAATTTCAAACCTTCAGGCTTTGTCTGGCCAAGGGCTTACTGCTACTGGCCAATCAGCTGGATATGCTGCTGGTGGCGCTCAACAACTTGCTCAATTAGCTCAGCAGTTAGGAGTCCGTGAGGCCGATTTACAGCAAACTCTAGGAGCGGCCCAGGCAAACATTGCTCTTGGGCTGGGTACTCGCGCATCGGACCTGTCTCAAACTATGGGAACCAATATTGCCGGAATGAGAACTCGCGCAGGTGAGCAGGCAGCAAGGATGTTTGGTGAGGTCTCTCAGGGTTTGTCAGGATTGCAAAGAGAACAAGGCTCAAGAACTCAAGATTTAATTGCAGGTCAGACTGATTACATAAATACATTAACTCAAGCAGCAGCGGCTGGTAATGCACAAGCGCAGACAGAATTGGCACGAATGCAGGCCAACATCAATATGGGTATAGGTAGCAATCTAGCGGGCGTAGCACCGGCGCAGTTTACTCCTCTGCCTAATATGGCAGGAAGCATAATAGAGGGAGCTGCGTTGGGTATTGATCTTGCTGAAGCTTACGGAGCCAAGCCCACGGGTGGAGCTCCAGTATCAACATCGCAACCAGCCTATTTGGCTCCAAGTCAAATAAATATGTCAGCGTTGCCGGGAGGCACATATCAAAATTATGGATTTAATAACCCGTTGAGTAATTTGGGCGGTTGAGGAATTTAACAATGGCTGACAACTCTTCACTACTAGGCGGCAGAATGCCAACAAGGCAGGGCGGTATAGGTCTATCTACTGTGCTCAGAGGATTAGGCGCGGCTGCCACTGGTCAAGCTCCGCAGTTTCGGCAGCAGATGCAGGCTGAAGAGCAGAGACGCAGGCAGATGGCGATGCAGGACTTTCAGATGCAGGAAACGCTTGCTAAGTCTGCTGCTCAGGACGCTGTAAAAATCAGAGGTTTGCTGGGTGCTGGGAATGTGAACCAGGCTATCGAGCTTTTGCGAGACAGGGCTCAGCTAGAAAATAGGATTGGCGCATCTAGTGATGCAACGCAAAATCTCATACAGATGCTTATGAGCGATCCTATGTCTGTTATGCCATCGCTTGATTCCGCGATAAATAGCGCGTATCAGATTGGCCTAATACAATTGCCCGCTCTTTCTGAATCGGAAAAACTGCGAATGCAAGGTATGCAGGCAGATTGGAACGCTGCCAGAAACTCTATTGTTGACACAATGGAGGGAAACAACAAATTGGCTGCTGATGCCGTTACTGGTTTCAACAAGCTAGAATCTTTGTCTGGGTTTATCAAAAAAGCGCAAGACCCAAATGCAACTGATATGGAAAAACGATCTGGCAGACAGGCGGCGGCAACTATTCTTACGATTATGGCAAGGATGGCAAGTCCTGGAGTTGTGACTGATAGAGACTTTGCTAATCAGGCTGGAGGTCAGAGTCTTCAGGCTGGAGTCATAGATTATATTAGAAATTTAGGTCAGTCTGATCCTCAAGTTGCATCTTTACTTGCTTCGTTTGACCCAACAAATCCTGAACTGCTAGATGTTGATGCTCTGGTTGGACAAGCTAGAGGCTTAATTACTGGACAGGCTCCTTCAATCCTTTCGACTTATGCCTCTCAGAAACAAAGAGCGCAGGCTTACAATCCTAGTCGGACTTTTATGAGTGCTGAATTTGGATCGGATTCAGCGAGGAATATAAGGGACTTGATTAATGTTTCTTATGGTGATGACTTTGACTCAAGAGAGTTTTTTACAAACCCAACATCATACTTGGAAAGACAGATTCAAGATATGCCTGCCGTTGGGCCTAATACAACTGTTCCATCTCCAGCAGGATCGATTGGTGTCCTGCAATATGAAAGTGAAGCAGAAATGAATGCTGCCCTTCAGAGTGGGCAAATAACTGAAGCTGATGTTCCAAACATTACAGTAAAAGCGTCTGATGGAAATTATTACCCAGCAAGATTTAGGGATTGATATATGGCTCCCCAAACGAAGACATTAATAGCAGACACAAGTCAGGCTCCTGTTGTTACTAGCGTTCCTGCGCCTCTAAGAGAGATAGGCGAGCCTCAAAGAAGTCTTGTAGCTGATATACCTCTTACGCCCGAGCAGAAATCTGCAAGAGAACTGTACCCTACAAGAGTGGGCGAGGTACTCCCTGAAAGTGGAGTTGTTGCTCGCACAGGACTGGGTGCGCTTAGTGCTTTAACATTTGATCCAAACGAATTCGCACAGATATTAAAAGTTGCCGATCCTAGAATACAGGTAAGCACAGGGCCAAGAGGTGGTGTTTACATTAATCACCCTGAGAATCCTCAGACCTATGTTGTTAATAAGCCGGGTTTAAGTCTAGGAGATGTTTCTCAAACAATAGCAGCAATTACTGCGGCAACTCCTGCTGGTGTTGGTAGAACTGTGTTGACCAGAGCGGGATTAGAAGCGGCAACGCAAGCTGCAATAGAATTAGCCCAAAGTAAAGCTGGTGGCGAGTTTAATGTTGGAGAGGTAGCAATGGCTCCGATGTTTAGCGTTGCTTCAGATTTGCCCGGAGTGGTCTCTGCGGGAAGACAAGAATCCGCGATGAGGGGCCAGGTAGCCGGAACGCTTGAGGAGGGAGCAGCTCCTGAAATATCTCGCGTAGCAAGAGAGGCAACAACTGGGCGGGTTCCGCAAGCTGCTGAGCGTATGGTTGACGTTGTTCGACCTGATCCTGTTAGGGCCAAGGCTGTTCAGGAGCTAGGGTTAGAAGAAATTACTCCGGCAAGAATCGTTTCTCAAAATCCTCAGTACATTCAGGTTGAGCAGGCTGTGGCTCAGATTCCCGGCTCAGCAATGGCTAATTCGGAGAAGCAGTTTATAAACGAATTAGCTGCTAGGGCTGGAAACTTTATAGACGAGTTTGGAGGTAGCCGAGACTTAATCACCGTAGATGATCGCATCAAGAAAGAAATGAGCGATACGATGGACGGACTGAGAACTCAGTCTGATGCTCTTTATGCAAAGATTAGCGCAACAATTGACCCTAGAGCTAGAATAAGTAATTTGCGTCCACTTAGGGACGCGCTTAGGTCAAAGGCAATAGATGCTGGCGGTGTAAAAAATTTATCTCAACCAGAGCAGCAATTATTTAGAGAAGTGCAAAGATCAATGTCAGCAACAGGTAGAGCTGGTCAGATGACTTACACTCGACTTGATGAACTTAGGAAGAAAATAGGAGAGCAGTACGGAAGCGCATCGAGAGGTATGTTTGCTGGGGATGCTGCGTCTTTTCAGTTGGGCAGACTTTATGATGCTCTAACGGCTGCTCAAGATCAGGCTCTGAGAGATATAGACCCATCCATGTCCCAAGTATGGCAAACAGCAAAAGCGCTTGTTGCTGAAAGAAAGGGTCTTGAGGATATAGCCAAGAATGTTGCTGGCAGGAATATGGAAAGGAATATTGTTCCTCAACTGACAAGGGCTATGAATCAGTTATCTCAGGGAAACAGTCAACTGTTTAAGCAGGTTATAGAGGCCGTGCCAGAAAGCATGAGGCAAGAAGCCGTAGTAACAGCTCTTGGCGGTATTTTTACTCGCGGAGGTAGAACGAATGTCGAATTATCTCCAGGGCAATTTGCTGCCTGGTGGAATAAGATAAAGAGAGACGCTGGAGCTAGAAATCTTTTGTTTCAAAATCTTCCCACTGGCGGCGCAAGATATCTTAATAACTTAGCTTCTATATCAAAGGCTTATGCAGATGCAGCGGCGTCTGCCCCAAGAACTGGTATAACTAACGCAATGGAAATGATGAATAACGACAATGGATTCATCAGCAAGTTTTTTGGAGAAATACCTATAGCTGGTAAGTGGGTAAAATGGGTTCTGGATTCTGCCCCAGAAGATACTCTTAAAGCCGCGAGCCAAATGATGGGCGATCCAAGTTTTAAAAGAATTATTGTTAGGTCTGCAAGAGGGGAGCCTACAGATAGAGCCGAGGCTAGCTTTATAAAAAGCAAAATATTTAATAACTGGGCAAACACTGTCCCAGCCAATATTAGAGAAAGAGCATTAGCAGTAGGTTTGGCTAACTACTTTTTGAACAGTACAAGCGGTGATGAATAATGGCTAGATTTGGCGAGATAAACGCACAATACTTTGATGACGCTGGCGATCCGCTAGGTAGCGGTAAGATATATTTTTACGAGACAGGCACGACTACTCTCAAGACTACCTACAGCGACATCAACCAGACTATTGCCAACACCAATCCGGTCATCTTAACCGCGGCTGGTAGGCAACCAAACATATTCTTTAGTGGTACTGCTAAGGCGATACTGGTAGACAAGAATGATGTTCAAATAGTTGTGCGAGACCCGGTGGGGGCTACTGCGAGCATATTCGGTGATGAGTGGATAGCGACTAAGATATACAGCGCTGATGCCGTGGTGTTGGGAAGTGATGGACAATACTACCGATCCAAGGTTGCAGGTAATCAGAATAATAATCCGATATCTAGCTCAGGATTCTGGGGGCTCCTGTACTCTGTTCAATGGAACTCTGGGATCACTTATCAGGAAGGCGCTGTAGTCACTTATGACGGTGAGCAGTATCAGAGTTTACAGAACGCTAACCTGAACAATAACCCGTCTATCGTACCAACATATTGGACTTTACTGAGCTTTGCCTGGTTGTCCACCGCAACCTACGCTGACAATCAGAATGCCGTAGGTTCTGACGGTGTTTTGTATACATCTCAGCAGGCTGCGAATACTGGCAACGATCCTACAGATCCTGCTAATCGTCCTACTTACTGGGTGGGAACATCTGCGGATGCAGCAGCGAGTGCAGCGGCAGCAGCGGCAAGCGAAGCGGCAGCAGCAGCGAGTGAATCAGCGGCGGCAACATCAGAGTCTAATGCAGCAGCATCAGAATCAGCAGCAGCAGCATCTGAGACAGCAGCGGCAGCTAGTGAGAGCGCAGCGGCTACAAGCGAAACAAACGCAGCAGCAAGCGCCTCAGCAGCGTCTACTTCGGAAACCAACGCAGCGGCTAGTGAAACAGCAGCAGCGGCAAGCGCCAGTGCAGCCTCTACGTCTGAGACTAATGCAGCAGCCAGTGCTAGTGCAGCATCTACTTCTGAAACTAATGCGGCAGCGTCAGAGACAGCGGCAGCGGCCTCAGAGACGGCAGCAGCAGCCTCAGAAAGTGCAGCGGCTACCTCAGAGACTAATGCGTCTAACAGCGCCACGGCAGCATCTACAAGTGCGTCAAATGCAGCAACCTCTGAATCAAATGCGTCAGACTCAGCAGATGCAGCAGCAGCCTCAGCAGCCGCAGCCGCAGCAAGCTACGATGCTTTTGATGACCGCTATTTAGGCGATAAAGCCTCTGACCCTACACTAGACAATGACGGCAATGCTTTATTAACTGGTGCTTTATATTTCAACACCACTAGCGATGTCATGAAAGTCTATGATGGTTCTGCGTGGAACATCGCTGCCATCTCGTCAGCTTCGCCAACCTTCACAGGCACAGTCACCGCTGATGGGCTTACTGTTGATGGTGATGCTGTAATTAACGACACTATTCCTCAGCTTCAGTTAATGGAAAGTGACACTACAGACTTAAACTCTGTTATTAAAACAACAGCAGGACAGTTTAGGGTTCAAACTATTAATGATGCTGCAAATAGCACAACCAATAGATTTATTATAGACCACTCCACAGGAGACATCTCCTTATACGAAGACACCGGAACAACGGCTAAGTTCTTCTGGGATGCTTCTGCTGAGTCTTTGGGGATTGGTACTACGAGTCCTACCGACAAGTTACATATACATGAAAATAGCAGTTCCGGTTGTTGGACGCACTTTACAAACTCTACTACAGGAACAGATGCTCTTGTTGGAGCTAAAATAGGAATTGATTCTAGTGAAAACATTAGAATTCTTCAATATGGTGCAAAAGCTATAAGATTTTACACAACTAATACAGAAGTCGCTCGCATAGACTCCAGCGGCAATGTTGGTGTTGGGACTAGTAGTCCTGCCTACACACTTGATGTTAGCGGTGATGCAAGATTTTATGACGCTAATGGTTCTTCTGCTAATTACTACTTTGAATCAGACCACTATTGTCAAGTAAATATTACTAGCGATAAAGACGCTAGTAATGGTGGGCCATACAATACCGCAATAACTGCTAATGGAAGCAACGGTAATTTAGAGCTAAGAACCAATAGTTTACAACGAGTGTCTATTGACCAATCAGGGAATGTTGGAATTGGTACTACGAGTCCTAATATAAGTGGTTTTACTGGTTATACCGTCACATCTATCCAAGGGTCAAATGGCGCAGTTCTTGAACTTGCAGATAGTACATACGTTAATGCTATATGGTCATCCGATGATAACTTAACTCTTGACGCTGATAGAACCAACGCAGGTGCAGATTCTTATATGCGCTTTAGGGTTGATACAGCAGAAGCCATGCGCATAGACTCTTCTGGCAACGTTGGTATTGGTATTGATAGTCCTAACAACATCGGAGCTGGCGTTACTACCCTTGACTTAGGAGGTAATGACGCAACGCAAGCAGACCGTTCTGGTGGTGTAACTTTCACCCGTTATGATGGCACACGAGGGATGTATATAGCCCATGTAGATAGTCAGAATTTATTTGCGGGTCTTAGCACATACCCTATGGTATTTAGAACAAACAACACAGAACGTCTCCGCATAGACTCCAGTGGCAACTTGCTGGTTGGGACTACTAACGCAAACCCTACAAGTTCAGGTGTCAATGACCCCGGCGTGGAGCTATCTAACACAGGCGGTGTCAGAAGCACTGTAGCATCTAATCCCGCAGCAACATTCAACAGAAAAACTGACGATGGTCAAGTCGTACTATTCCGCAAAGACGGCACGACCGTAGGTAATATTGGTGTTAAGTCAGGGGAAATGTATCTTGGTTCAGCCAACACAGGTGTTCGCTTCTATGATGCTGGGGATGCTATCACACCTTTTGATGTAACAGGTGCAGCTGGCAGGGATAATGCTATTGACATCGGCGTTAATACTACCCGCTTCAAAGACCTCTACCTATCAGGCGGCGTATACCTTGGCGGTACTGGTGCGGCTAATAAGCTCGATGATTATGAGGAGGGGACGTTTACAGTTACTCCGACATTTGGCACTAGTGGTTCAGCTACTTTAGATAGAAATTTATTGTCATATACAAAAATTGGACAAGTAGTTTATATTACAGGTCAAATACAATTTGATGTACTCTCTTCTCCCACTGGCCGTCTTTCGATAAACGCACCTTTTGCTCAAAAAAGCGCAGCAGGTTCGGATAGAGAAACTAACAGCTTCTTTTGTGGTACGTTCCAATCGTTAGATGCTGCGCCGCCAACAGGCACAGACGGCGACCAATTATGGTTTACTATTAATGGTTCTGAGATAGAGCTATTTTTTTATAATGGCTATACTAATACTGCGACAGAAATAGACACCACTTATTTAAAAACAGCATCAAGGATAAATATAACAGGCTGGTACTTAACTACATAGCAACATAAACCATACGCCTATCGGATGGTAGGCACAGACAGGAGCAACACAATGTTAGAAAAAGTAATTACAGAAGACAAGATAGAAGTAGTCGGCAAACACCGCCACGTTCAAGTACGCACTAAGACAGCGGTAATGGAAGACGGCGTAGAGCTTTCATCTGGCTACCATCGCCACGTTATCTCAGCAGGTCAGGACTACTCTAACGAATCACCAGAGGTACAGGCTATTTGCGCTGCGATTCACACACCAGAAGTCATAGCGGCTTATCAAGCATCACAGGAGACTGAATAATGAATTGGACTATTGCTCAACTTGAAAGAAACACGGCAGACGGTGGAGTCACCGTGGCTCACTGGAGGGTATCAGCAGAAGAAACTGTAGGTGAAGAGACTTACTCTGCCTCTGCGTATGGTACTTGTGGCTTTACACCAGATGCAACTGCTGACGGCTTTGTAGCCTATGACTCTTTAACTGAAGCTGACGTACTAGCTTGGGTCTGGGACTCAGTGGACAAAGACGCAACCGAATCTAGCCTTACTCAAAAGATTGAGGCTGATAAAAACCCTGTAACTACTACAGGAACACCTTGGTAAATAACGGAAAAATCTAATGAGTAAAGACAACAAATCTCAGATGATTACGATAGACGAAGTAGAGTACGACACAGCTGATTTCACAGAAGAGCAGATTGTTCTGACCAACCACTGTTTAGATTTGGACAGGAAGATTGGGAATATGAACTTCCAACTTCAACAACTACAAGTCGGCAAAGATTCATTTTTGAAATTACTCAAAGAGTCTTTGGAGACTGTAGACGAGTAATAAAAATGCTTGAGTTTACAGATGATCGATCCAGTATCCGCAATTGCCACTGCAACGGCTGCTTACAATGCGCTGCAGAAAGGCATCAAGATGGGCAAAGAACTGGAGAGTATGACAAATACTCTTGGCGCCTGGTTTGATGCCTGCAGGCAAGTAAAAGACGCTCAAGATGAAATAGAAAATCCTCCGCTTTTTAAGTCTCTCACCAACAAGCAGTCTGTCGAGCAAGAGGCCTTGTTAAATATGCAGAGACGGAAACGCATCGCTCAGCAAGAATATGACCTTCGGATGTCTATCTGTCTCAAGTATGGAGAGCAGGCGTATGTCGAAATGATGCGCGATAGAGATACGATTGCATCGAAGCGCAAAAGGCAAGCAGAGAGACAGGCTCACGCAAGAAAAAACTTCGTTTTAAACACAATACTCTTTTCTCTGATTGGCATTACGATTTATATGTTTTGGGTGGTGATGGGAGTGTTTCTATGAAAAAGAATGGTGGAGCCAAAGTTATAAATCCAGAGCTTCTTAACTACTGCCAGACTGACCATCAAACTAACATCATTGAGCAGTACATGGAGCTCGGAACATCTGCGAAGGTTGGCGAGGCGCTCGGACTTTGCGAAAGAACCGTGAGGGGTGTTGTTGCTACGGTTGAATCCAATGCCGCCAAAAAAGGCATGAAATTTGGTCAGGATATTCCAGACGGATATAAGTTGCGCGGCAGGTCTACTCTGCTAGATGCTGACGGTAACACCAAGATCGAGTGGGTTAAGACTGAAGTTGATAAAGAGCGCATGGAAGAGATCATGCGTGAGATCGTCGAGAATCTCTCTCAGGGCGTAAAGCCGTGGCCAGTGGTTAAGAAACCCGCAAAGACGACCAAAGATCTTTGCACGGTATACACTATAACTGACTACCATATCGGCGCGTATGCCTTCAAAGATGAGTCCGGTGATGATTGGGATTTAGATATCGCTGAGAGTACGCTTTATCAGGGAATCAGTGACATGATGGCCGGGAGCCCAGATTCCGATCAGGCAGTATTTTGCCAGATGGGCGATTTCCTCCACTGGGATGGTCTAACAGCCGTGACTCCTTTATCGAAGCACAGTCTTGATTCCAGTGGCAGATATAGCCAGTTGGTTAAATTGGGTGTGGAGACTTGCATAAGGACCGTTGAGATGCTGCTTCACAAGCACAATCACGTTCACGTTATAATGTGTGAAGGTAATCACGATATTGCTGGCTCACTCTGGTTGCAGGCGATGATGAAGATTGCTTTTAAAAAGAACAAGAGAGTCACTGTGGATGAGAGTGTGTTTCCCTACTACAATTTCAAATGGGGCAAGGTATTTATGGGATGGCATCACGGCCACTTGACTAAGATTGGCGCCCTTGCAGGTAAGTTCTTCTCTGAGCCTAGATTCAGGCAGGATATGGCAGACGCTGAGCATATATATCTTTCGACAGGACATTTGCACACTAAGGAAGTTCTGGAGCGGTCTGGTGCTATAATTGAGCGTCACCCAACGCTAAGCGCTAGAGATGCGTATGGCGCTCGCGGATTCGAGCACTCCCAGAGGGGCGCGCTAGCAATTACCTACCACAAGGATAAAGGTGAGACATCACGGGTGACGGTGGTCCCGGCAGGGTAACTTATGGAAAACCGAATTGAAAGAATTGAATCTAAGATTGACGATCTACAGGAGGCCGTGATCTCATTGGCGCGGGTAGAGGAGAGAATAACAACCATTTTCAATAGGCAATCCAATATAGAAGATAGAGTAAACTCGATGGACGAGAGGCTGGCTAAAATTTCACCATCCGTGGCCTTCGGGGAGCGTATATTTTGGATAATTATTGTTGCTACTGTGACCGTTATAGGACGGATGTTATGAAGAAGATAGGTAAATTTGTACGAGGTTTGGTTCAGGACGCCACTGAGAAGCAGGTAGGCATTGCTACTGTGGTTCTGGTTATTATTCTGATAGGGCTTGGGGTGTCATGATTAGTGCCTTGATTGGCCCAGTCAGTGCTATCTTAGATAAGGTAATACCTGACAAAGACCTGAAGGAAAAGCTCACTCACGAGATCGCCACGATGGCTGAGCGTCATGCCCAAGAACAGGTGATGGCGCAGATTGAGGTTAATAAGATTGAAGCAGCTCACAATAATATTTTTGTTGCTGGCTGGAGACCTGCCATTGGCTGGATATGCGCTCTTGGAATGGCTGGAAACTTCTTGGTAATACCC